CGAAGCAAAAGACGACGACAAAAAAGAGGACAAAATGGAAGAAGCTAAAAAAGCTGACGACAAAGATGAAATCAAAGAAGACGAGCGTACAGATGCTGAAGAAGAAGGATATAAAGATGGTATGAAAGATGCTGAAGAAGACATGGACGAGGACGAAGATATCGACCTTGAAGATATGTCAGAAGAGGATCTTAAAAAATTCATTGAAGACGTAATTGAAGATATGGTTGGAGCTGGCGAATTAGAAGCTGGTGAATCATTCGAAGATGACGTTGATGTAGATGTTGAAGATGGAGAAGTAGAAGTAGAAGATGATATGTCAACAGCTGTTGATGTAGAATTAGACGAAGCAAAAGAAGAAATTGACGAAAGAAAAAAGCAAGGATACGATGATAGAGAAGATGAAAGTCTTGGAATGCGTAGAGGTGCTGAAAAAGGTAAGAAACAATCTATGAAAGCTCGTAGAGATGATTCTTATGGGAAATTTGGTAAGCGTGATGCGGAAGCAAAAGGTGAAGATAAAGGACCTGGAAGAAACAAAGTCAATAAAGAAGAAGTTGAATCATTAAAAGCACAGTTAGCTGAAGCTTATGATACAGTAAAAACTTTAAAAACTGAGTTAAACGAAATCAATTTACTTAATGCTAAGTTACTTTATACTAACAAAATCTTTAAATCTAAAAATTTATCTGAATCACAAAAGGTAAAAGTATTAGAATCTTTTGACAAAGCTACTACAGTAAAAGAAGCAAAATTAGTATATGAAACTGTTGATGCAGGAGTAAAATCTAAGAAAACATACGTAAATGAAAATTTAGGTAGAGCTTCTAAATCCGCTGGTATTGCTGTTAAAAAGACTGCTAAACAACCTATTGTTGAATCAGACAAAATGGTAAAAAGATTCCAGAAATTAGCTGGTATCATTAAAAATTAATTATTAATCAAAACTGAAAACTAAAATGTCACAATTAAATTCACTTTTAGAATCGGCTAATACTTACAAATCACTACAAAGTGATGCTGCAAGATTAGCTAGCAAGTGGGCTAAAACTGGTCTACTTGAAGGCATGAACTCTGAAACAGACAAAAATAATATGTCTATGATTTTAGAGAATCAAGCTAAGCAGTTAGTAACAGAGAACACTCAAACGGGTGGAGGTACTGGTACTTTTACTGCAGGTACAGGTCCTGCTGGTCAATGGGCTGGTGTTGCCTTACCTTTGGTAAGAAAAGTATTTGGACAAATCGCTGCAAAAGAATTTGTTAGCGTTCAACCAATGAACTTACCTTCTGGTCTAGTATTTTATCTAGACTTCCAATACGGTGGTACGCAAATTGAATCGCCTGCGGATGTAGCGAATGCTGCAAAACAACCATTTGCAATTGGTGATTCTTTATATGGTACTCCTTCTCCAGACAACCCAGCTACTAACACTAGTGGTTTTGGTAACGCTGCTGCAGGTGGTCTTTATGGAGCTGGTAGATTTGGATACTCAACTCAAAATTTCGCTCCTGCTGCTTCAACACAGAACGTAGGTATCGTAAGAAATGCTGATTGGTATTTAGATTTAGATGCAAATTCAGATTTCCCATTTACATTAACTGGGGTTGCTGCTGCATCTATAAATGGTCAGCAATTAGCACAAGCTAGTACAGTAACAGGATGTTCTTTTGCTGCAACTACTTCAGCTAATGCTGCAACTACACTATTACAAACTTTTGCTGACCTAGAAGCAATTGAAGGTTTTTACCTTACAACTGCTGCTGGTGCATTAGTAGGAACTCAATTACCAGAATTTACTAAATTAGTACAAGGTGGTATATTTGTAGCTCCAACTGCTGGTGCTGGTAACGTAGCTGGTACAGTAATTGCTGCAAGAGCTTGTTCAATTCTTTTAGCTACTGACTGTGTTGCTAGTGGTAACGGTGGTGCTTTAGGAGCAAATGACTTCAACGTTCCTCCAACTACTTCAACTTCTGTTAATGGTAGAGGATTTACTCTTGATGCAATTGGATTTGGTGCTGGTAACGTACCAACATTTGTTGTTAACAATCCTGGTGAAGGATATGCTGCTGGAGATGTTTTAACATGGTCTGCTGCTGCATTACCTAACCAAGGTGGTATTACTTGTACTTATACTATTGAAGCTAACGGTGCTGCTGGATCACAAATTCCTGCTGCTGGTGTAATTTCAATGTTTGGTTTAGGTACTATTACTGCAGGTGTTGTTGCTGGATGGGTAACAGATTTATCTACAGCTAACCCTACTAACTCAACTGCAAATGCATTAGGTACTGGTATTGTTTGTTTACAAACACTACAACCTGTTGATAACAACAGAGGTGATTTCGAAGATGGAAACGCTGCTTTAGGTGCTGCTGGATTCAACACGCCAATCGCAATTCCAGAAATCAATGTACAAATGAGAAGTGAGGCTATCGTTGCTAAAACTAGAAAATTAAAAGCTGTTTGGACGCCTGAGTTCGCTCAAGATCTAAATGCTTACCATTCTCTAGATGCAGAAGCTGAATTAACTTCAATCATGAGTGAGTACATTTCATTAGAAATAGACCAAGAAATTCTTGCAATGCTAATCGAATCAGCTGGTGCTGGTGATGAGTATTGGAGTGCACAAAACAACTTAGCTATCGATAGAGATGGTATTGTTAATAGTGCATTAGGATTCTTTAACTCTCAAGGACAGTGGTTCCAAACATTAGGAACTAAAGTTCAGAAACTTTCTAACATCATCCACCAAAGAACTCTTAGAGGTGGTGCTAACTTTATGGTATGTTCTCCATCAGTAGCTACTATTATCGAATCTATTCCAGGATTTGCTAGTAACTCAGATGGTGATGCTGCTAAAATGAGCTATGCATTTGGTGTACAGAAAGCTGGTTCAATGAACGGAAGATACCAAGTATATAAAAACCCATATATGACTGATAATACTATATTATTAGGATATAGAGGTGGACAATTCTTGGAAGCTGGTGCAGTATTTGCTCCATACATTCCGCTTATCATGACTCCAATGGTATACGATCCAACAACCTTCACTCCAAGAAAAGGTTTATTAACTCGTTATGCTAAGAAGATGTTAAGACCAGAATTCTACGGAAGAATTTTCGTATCAAACTTAAATACTATTTAATATTTAATTATATTAAAATATTTAGTATATTATTTTTAAAAGAGCCCTGCATTAGCAGGGCTTTTTTTTATGATTTAATTTTCTTTTTAATATTTATAACAAAAACCTATGGCATCAACTGTAACTCCTTCTGAATTCAAGGTATTTATTAAAGAAGATCATGTAATAAATGGTATAAGAACTGTAAATGAAAATTTATATAGAATACCTAATGTAACAAATTATGATAGAAGAATTGTTACAGTACCAGCAGATACAAATGTAGACTTAATTAACACAAATGGACTAACCCCAGGTCCTGCTTTATTTCCTTCGTATAGTATAGCTTATGGAAGAATAACAAATATGGATGATACTAATCGTTTAGCAGTAACATTTACTTCTTCAAATGGTGAATCAGAAACAGGTAAAGTAGGAGCAGATTTAAGTGGATCTTATACAAGTGGTGGAATAGGTGGCACAGCAGGTAAATATTCAAATTTACCAACAACATCATCTATAAGTGGTAGTGGAATGACATTACAAGTAATAACAGATGAAACATTAAAATCAGATCCATTAATAACATTAACTCCAGTAGCAACAACTTTAGCTGCAATTGGTACATATAATGTAGCGTTAACAGGTGGAACAGGAACAGGAGCAACGGGTTCTGTAACAGTTACAGCTGGAGCAGGTAACGACGCTTCTATACCAACATATACGCAACTAGAATTTGTTACCTCAGGTTCAGGATATACAATAGGAGACCAATTAGTAATCCCAGCAGGAGCTTTATCTAATGGTAATTTAATAAAAGGAAATACATTAACTAATGTAACAATTCCTACAGTAGATAATGATACAACAGTTAATAATATTCCTATTGTTACATCAACAGGGCAAGGAGCAACAGTTAATGTTAATTCATCAGGTAATGTAATTAATACAGTAATAGTAAATGCTGTAGGTAAAGAATTTCAAGCTGATCAAGAATTTATTATTAAAGAAGCAACTTTACAAAGTTTAGGATTTGGAGGTGCTAGTGGTGATTATAAAGGTAGAATAACAGCAGCTGATTTAGCAACATCTGTATCTAACACTTTACCAGCATTAGTTGCAGGTAATTTAGAAGTAAGACCTGTAGAAGTAACAATACAAACAGGAGGAAGTGGATATGCTGTAGGGGAACAAATAACAGTAAATAAAGCTAATATAGGTAATTCAACAGCTGATTTAGTTTATACACTAGACACAAATGATTTTTCACTTACAGGAACTAAAAGTTACTGGACGATGGAATGTTTACCTACTTCATCAATTATGTTTTCAAGCCCTAATTGTTCAGGAAGTAAATTTAATGGAATATTTGAACAAGATATAGAATTCATTTCAGTTTATGCTCTTACTGGTAGTGTAGATGTTGAATATGTATTAGTTAATGCACCAGTAGCAACTAATTAAAAATAAAATAGATGAATATACCAATTTGGCCCGGCTCAAGTTCCTTTCACCCTGGAGATACTCCTTTTGGATTTTATGATAAAGATCCTGCATTTGAAAAAGATGCAGATAAAGTTTGTACTTTTGTTACTAGAAGGTTAGGTTATCCTTTAGTTGAAATTGAATTACAAGCTATAAATATTTATGCTGCTTTTGAAGAAGCAGTAACTGTATATGGTAATGAATTATATGCTTATAAAATTAGAGAAAATTATTTAACATTAGAAGGAGCTAAATCAAGTATAGAAATAGAAGAATCAATTGTTACCCCAAATTTAGGTAGAATAATAGACTATTCAGAACAATATGGTGCTGAAGCAGGAACAGGTGGAAATGTACCTTGGAGAAAAATGGCAGTTCCATTAACACATAGTGTACAAGATTATGATTTAGATGCTATAGCAGCTCAAAATGGATTTACTCAAAGTAATGATATTGAAATCATGAGAGTATTTTATGAAAATCCAAGCCCACCATCTGCTACATTTATGAACTCATATGATGGTTTTGGATTTGGTTTAGGTGGAGCTGTAGCAGCAGGAATAGATGGTGTAGGTGGTTTAGGAGGATTTGGTTATGGAGGAGGATATCTTATGATGCCTTTAAATTATGATATGGCTATTATTCAACAAATTGAAATGAATGACTCAGTTAGACTATCTAATTATTCATTTGAAATGCACGATAATGTATTAAGAGTATTCCCAGTACCTTCTAATCAAACTTCAGGATCAACTAGTTGTGGAAATATGTGGGTTGAATTTATGTTAAAATCAGATAGATCATCAGCATCAATAGTTGAAGCTTATGATAAAATTAAAATGGTAAGTGGGGTACCATATAAAAACCCTAAATACGAAGATATTAACTCAGTAGGTAGAAGTTGGATATTTGAATTTACTTTAGCTATATGTAAAGAAATGTTAGGATATATTAGAGGTAAATATGAAACAGTACCTATTCCAAATGCTGAAATAACACTTAACCAAGCAGATTTAATAGCAGCAGCTAGGGAAGAAAAAGAAGCATTATTAGCTTCATTAAGAGCGTTTTTTGATGAAACCTCAAGAGAAAAGTTATTAGAAAGAAGAACAATGGAGTCTAACTTCGTAATGGAAGAATTAGATAGAGTTCCTCGTGTAATATATATAGGATAATATGGCATTATTTGGAACACAAAGAGACGTAAGCCTTTTTAGGCATATGAGTCGGGAGTTAATGGCTGACATTATTACCGAACAATGTGGTTACTACAAATATAAATTAGAAGAAACAAAAATTAATTTATATGGAGAAGCAGCGGGTGAAAAATATTACATAGGACCTGTATTACTTAACTGTCTAGTAGAAAGAACAGACAATGTTTACCCAGAAACAGATTTAGGAACTGATTATGATAAAGCAGTACAATTTAGTTTCTTAAGAGATGACTTATTAGGTGCTGGAGAAGATTTTAATAATTTTGATAATAAAGGTAATAGTTATACTGGTCTACCAGGAACAGGATATGGAGCAGATTTAGTCCCACAAGTAGGTGATGTTATTACATATAATGGTGGTTATTATGAAGTACATGAAGTAATAGCAAATCAATATTTTGCAGGTAAAAATCCAGATTATCCTAATAATCCAAATGTAATTAATTTAGCAGATGGTCCTGGAGATTTAAGTGCATATGGTTCAAATATATCAATAATATGTAAAACTCATTATGTACAAGCAGATAAATTAGGTTTAACTCAAGCAAGATACGTATAATATGGCAAATCAAAAAACACCTAGACCAAAAACACAAAGGGAGATATTACTACAAACTCCCTCTCAACAACCTTATGTTTATCCTGATGGTAGAGTTAATGAAAATCCTAACTTAGATGGAGTAGGACCAGATGGTAGAACTAATAGAGGTAATCATGTATCATTTAGAGATGATAAAACAAAACCATTTTCACTTGGTTTAAAAGAAAATGATGAAGCTATAGTTTATTATATGGAAAATATAATTAAACCTACTGTAATGCAAAATGGTGTAGAACAAAAAGTACCTATTTATTATGGTTCACCTGAAAGATGGGCTCAAGTACAAAAAGAAGGTTATTTTAGAGATGTAAAAGGTAAAATAATGATGCCTGTTATAACTTACAAACGTGTAAGTGTAGAAAAAAATAGAAGTATAGCAAATAAAATAGATGCAAATTATCCAAATAATGTTCAATTATTTCAAAAGCAATATAGTCCTAAAAACACATATGATAATTTTGATATTCTAAATAATAGAATCCCTAAAAAAGAATCATATGCAGTAGTAATGCCTGATTATGTTACTTTAAATTATGATTTTATTATATCTACTTATTATGTAGAACAAATGAATAAAATAGTAGAAGCAATGAATTATGCTTCTGATTCATATTGGGGTAATCCTGAAAGATTTCAATTTAATGCTCGTATTGATAGTTATGCTACATCTGTTGAAATAGTTACAGCAGGTAATAGATTAGTTAAAACAAATTTTTCACTAAAATTAAATGGATATTTAATACCAGATACTATACAAAAAGAATTATCATCAGTAAAAAAAGTAAGTAATGCAACACAAATAATATTTAATATGGAAATGGTAGATAGATTACCAGAAACAAATACATCTTCAAACCCTAGGTTATCAATACATACAGACAATAACCCAGCAAGTTTTGTAGATAGAACATAATTTTTTATAATAATATTATATTTATAATTAAACTAGATTAATGGCTATAATTTTAAGACAAACAAAGGGTTCTGAGTTAACTTTTGCTGAGGTAGATAATAATTTTTCTACCCTCTTATTTGATGTAGCCTTATCTGGTAATCAACTCTTATTTTATAGTAATAATGGTGCTGATGTTTTAAAAAGAACAATAGATCTTTCAGGTATAACAAGTTCAAGTTTAATAACATCTAAAAATGGTACAACAGTAGTAGCTTCTACTGCTCAAATGAATTTTACTGGAACAGCTATTAGTGTAACTGATAGTGGTGGTGGAGTAGCAACTGTAAATGTTAATGCAGGATCAGGTACTTCAGGTTCATCTGGTTCATCTGGTTCATCTGGTTCTTCAGGTGGAGATGGTACTTCAGGTTCTTCAGGTGTAGATAGTACTTCAGGTTCTTCAGGTTCTTCAGGATCATCAGGTTCAAGTGGATCTTCAGGTAATACTGGTACATCAGGTTCAAGTGGTTCATCTGGTTCTTCTGGACAAGATGCATCAGGTACATCCGGTTCATCAGGATCAAGTGGTTCATCAGGTTCATCAGGTAACTCAGGAACATCAGGTACATCAGGATCAAGTGGATCTTCGGGATCTTCAGGTTCTTCAGGTGATGATGGTACTTCAGGTTCATCAGGTTCATCAGGTTCGTCAGGTAATTCAGGAACATCAGGTACATCCGGTTCATCAGGTTCAAGTGGTTCTTCAGGTTCATCAGGTAATACAGGAACTAGTGGTTCATCAGGTTCATCAGGTTCATCGGGTTCATCAGGTAACTCAGGAACATCAGGAACATCTGGATCTTCAGGATCTAGTGGTTCAAGTGGCTCTTCAGGTGATGATGGTACATCAGGTTCATCTGGATCTTCAGGTTCTTCAGGTTCATCAGGTAATTCAGGTACTTCAGGTTCTTCAGGATCAAGTGGTAGTTCAGGATCTTCAGGTAATACAGGAACAAGTGGTTCAAGTGGTTCATCAGGATCATCTGGATCATCAGGAACATCAGGAACATCTGGTTCATCAGGTTCAAGTGGTTCATCAGGTTCATCAGGTAACTCAGGAACATCAGGTTCATCAGGATCATCAGGTTCGTCTGGAACAGATGGTACTTCAGGTACAGATGGTACTTCAGGTACATCAGGATCTTCAGGTTCATCAGGTTCTTCAGGATCGTCAGGTAATGATGGTACTTCAGGATCAAGTGGATCATCAGGAACAGACGGTACTTCAGGTACAGATGGTACTTCAGGATCTTCAGGATCAAGTGGATCTTCAGGTTCTTCAGGTAACTCAGGTACATCAGGTTCTTCAGGATCTTCTGGTTCATCTGGTAATGATGGAACTTCAGGATCTTCAGGTTCATCTGGAACAGATGGTACCTCAGGAAACGATGGAACTTCGGGCTCAAGTGGATCATCAGGATCATCAGGATCATCAGGTAACGATGGAACATCAGGTTCTTCAGGTTCATCTGGTTCATCAGGATCATCTGGTAATGATGGTACTTCGGGATCATCAGGATCTTCAGGAACAGATGGTACTTCAGGAAATGACGGTACTTCAGGATCATCAGGATCAAGTGGAAGTTCAGGTTCGTCAGGAAATTCAGGTACGTCAGGTTCAAGTGGATCTTCAGGTTCATCCGGATCTTCAGGTACAGATGGTACTTCAGGTAATGATGGAACATCAGGTTCATCAGGATCAAGTGGTTCAAGTGGTTCTTCAGGTAATGATGGAACTTCTGGTTCAAGTGGTAGTTCAGGTTCTTCAGGTTCATCAGGTAATGATGGTACATCAGGTTCTTCAGGATCAAGTGGCTCATCAGGATCATCAGGAAATGATGGTACATCAGGTTCATCAGGTAATGATGGTACTTCAGGATCAAGTGGTAGTTCAGGTTCTTCAGGTTCTTCAGGTAATGACGGAACTTCAGGTTCATCAGGATCAAGTGGATCTTCGGGATCATCAGGAAATGATGGAACTTCGGGTTCATCAGGATCAAGTGGTTCATCAGGTTCTTCAGGAAACTCAGGTACATCAGGATCTTCAGGATCAAGTGGTTCAAGTGGCTCATCAGGAACTTCAGGTACATCAGGTACTTCAGGAATTGATGCAGCTCAAAATTTCCCAATGATATTCCAATCTAATACTGGAGCTACTTTAAGTTCAGGAGAATTTAAATTTAATAATGCAACACAAAATTTAGCTACACAAGTAAGTTATTTTAATGTAGATGATGATGGTACTTCAATTCCAAATCCATCAATGCCTGGATCATTAACAATGAACCAAAATCCATTAATGAGATTTGAATATACTAGTATATCAAATGTTGGAGACGTAATTACATTAGCAGGATCAATTACTGAATCATCTAGTGCAAATCCATTTTCAAATGGTTCAACAGTAAACTTCTCATTCTTACCATATGGTCAAGATGGTACTTCAGGATCTTCGGGATCTTCAGGTTCATCAGGTAATTCAGGAACTTCAGGTTCATCTGGATCAAGTGGATCTTCAGGATCATCAGGAAACGATGGTACATCAGGTTCAAGTGGTTCAAGTGGTTCATCAGGTTCATCAGGTAACTCAGGTACATCTGGTTCAAGTGGTAGTTCAGGTTCATCTGGTAATGATGGAACTTCAGGTTCTTCTGGTTCATCAGGTTCTTCAGGTACAGATGGTACATCTGGTAATGACGGAACTTCAGGTTCATCAGGATCATCAGGATCATCAGGATCTTCGGGTAACGATGGTACATCTGGTTCAAGCGGTTCATCAGGTTCTTCTGGTACAGATGGTACTTCAGGAAATGATGGTACTTCAGGTTCATCAGGATCAAGTGGATCTTCGGGATCATCAGGTAATGATGGAACTTCAGGATCAAGTGGTTCATCAGGATCATCAGGTTCATCGGGTAATTCAGGTACATCAGGTTCTTCAGGATCTTCAGGATCTTCAGGTTCATCAGGTAACTCAGGAACTTCAGGTTCATCTGGTTCAAGTGGATCATCAGGATCTTCAGGATCATCAGGTTTACAAGGAGGAATAAAATATAATTTTTCAACAACAGTAGGGGGTACTACAACATCAGGTCAATTAAGATTTGATAATGCTGATGCTGAACAGGCAGGTAATGTTATTATTAATGATGTAGATGCCTTAACTCAAAATCAATCAGGTTATTTAGAATCTTTTGATGATGCAGGATTTGCTGATAATAGAGGTTATTTAGTAATAACAAAAGCTGATGGGTCAGTAGGATTTGCTTCATATACTGTAAATGCTATTGCAAGTACATCTAATAACCAAGTAACACTTGAAGTTGCATTTTTAGCATCAAATAGCTCTACACCATTTAGTAATGCAGATAAAGTAAGTATACAATTTTCATCAACAGGTACAGCAGGAACGTCAGGATCCAGTGGTTCATCTGGATCAAGTGGTTCATCAGGTAATGATGGTGATAATGGTACATCAGGATCTTCAGGATCTAGTGGTTCATCAGGTTCGTCAGGTAATTCAGGTACTTCAGGATCAAGTGGAAGTTCAGGTTCATCGGGATCATCTGGTAATTCAGGTACTTCTGGATCAAGTGGTTCTAGTGGATCTTCAGGATCTTCAGGAAATGATGGTACTTCAGGATCATCAGGTTCATCAGGTTCATCAGGATCATCAGGTAACGATGGTAATGATGGAACTTCTGGTTCAAGTGGATCTTCAGGATCTTCAGGTAACTCAGGAACAAGTGGTTCAAGTGGCTCATCTGGTTCATCAGGTACAGATGGTACATCCGGTAATGATGGTAATGATGGTACTTCTGGTTCATCTGGTTCAAGTGGATCAAGTGGTTCATCTGGTAATGATGGTAATGATGGTACATCAGGATCTAGTGGTTCAAGTGGTTCATCAGGTTCTTCAGGTAACGATGGTAATGATGGTACTTCTGGTTCTTCGGGATCGAGTGGTTCATCAGGTACAGACGGTACATCAGGTAATGATGGAACTTCAGGATCTTCAGGATCTTCAGGATCTTCAGGAAACTCAGGAACAAGTGGTTCAAGTGGTTCTTCAGGATCTTCAGGATCATCAGGTAATTCAGGTACTAGTGGTTCAAGTGGATCATCTGGATCATCAGGTTCTTCAGGTAATGATGGTAATGATGGAACTTCAGGATCTTCAGGATCAAGTGGATCATCAGGTTCTTCAGGAAACTCAGGTACATCAGGTTCTTCAGGTTCTTCAGGTTCATCAGGTTCATCAGGTAATTCAGGTACATCAGGATCGTCAGGATCAAGTGGTTCAAGTGGTTCAAGTGGATCGTCAGGATTAAAAGGAGGTATAAGTTATAATTTTTCATCAACAGTAGGGGGTACTACAACATCAGGTCAATTAAGATTTAGTAATGCTGATGCAGAATTGGTTGGTCAAGTAACTATTAATGATACAGATTCTTTAGGTAATGCTCAAGGGGGTTATTTAGAAACTTTTGATGATGCAGGATTTACTAATAATAGAGGTTATTTAGTAATACAAAAATCAACTGGTGGTACAGGATTTGCAACATATAAAGTTAAATCAATTACAAGTACAGCTTCAAATCAAGTAGTATTTGCTGTTGATTTTATAGCATCAGATGGTAATACACCATTTAGTAATGCAGATAAAATTGTAATTAATTTCTCAGCAACAGGTGAAGCAGGTACTTCAGGATCAAGTGGTTCTAGTGGTTCATCAGGAAATTCAGGCACTTCAGGATCTTCAGGTTCAAGTGGATCTTCAGGTTCTTCAGGTAATTCTGGTACTTCTGGCTCAAGTGGATCTTCAGGATCTTCAGGTTCATCAGGTAACTCGGGAACAAGTGGATCAAGTGGTTCATCAGGATCATCTGGTTCATCTGGTACAGATGGTACATCTGGTAACGATGGTACTTCTGGTTCATCGGGTTCAAGTGGTTCTAGTGGATCATCAGGTAATGATGGTACTTCTGGTTCAAGTGGTTCATCAGGATCATCAGGTAACTCAGGTACTTCTGGATCTTCAGGTTCAAGTGGATCTTCGGGTTCTTCAGGGAATGACGGTAATAATGGTACATCAGGATCAAGTGGATCAAGTGGTTCATCAGGATCTTCAGGTAATGATGGTACTTCAGGATCATCAGGTTCAAGTGGTTCATCAGGTTCATCAGGAAACTCAGGTACTAGTGGTTCAAGTGGATCTTCTGGTTCATCAGGTTCATCAGGTAACTCAGGAACTTCTGGTTCAAGTGGATCATCTGGTTCATCAGGTTCAAGTGGTTCATCAGGTAAACAACCAGGTATACAATGGAGATTCACAACAGCTACAAGTGCTAATCCAAGTAGTGGAGTATTTGCTTTTAATAGTGGTACATTTGGAAGTATAACTCAAATATATGTTAATGAAGAAGCTATTGGTTCAGTTGATGCAGATGCTTTCTTAGGATCTTGGGATGATGCTGGTAATTCAAATTCAGAAGGATATTTATATTTAACTACAGCTGCTGATAGTACTGAGTTTACTGTCTTTAAAGTAACAGCTGCAGCAAAAGCATCATCCGTTTATTCATTTACAGTTACACCACTAACAACTTCAGATTCAATACCATTTAGTGGTGCAGATAACGTTGCCTTTATATGGGCACAATCAGGTAATGATGGAAATGATGGTACTTCTGGTTCATCAGGGTCTAGTGGTTCATCAGGATCATCTGGTAATTCAGGTACTTCAGGTTCATCAGGATCTAGTGGTTCATCAGGTTCATCAGGAAATTCGGGTACTTCTGGATCTTCAGGTTCATCAGGTTCATCAGGATCATCTGGTAATTCAGGTACTTCAGGTACTTCAGGATCTTCAGGTTCTAGTGGATCATCAGGTTCATCAGGAAATTCAGGTACATCTGGATCTTCAGGTTCAAGTGGATCATCAGGCTCTTCAGGTAACGATGGTAACAATGGTACATCAGGTTCTTCAGGATCAAGTGGTTCATCAGGTTCTTCAGGTAATGATGGTAATGATGGTACTTCTGGTTCAAGTGGTAGTTCAGGATCATCAGGTAACTCAGGAACAAGTGGTTCAAGTGGATCTTCTGGTTCTTCAGGTTCATCAGGAAATTCAGGTACATCTGGATCTTCAGGATCTTCAGGATCATCAGGTTCATCAGGTGATGATGGTAATGATGGAACGTCAGGTTCTTCAGGATCATCAGGTTCAAGTGGATCTTCAGGTAATTCAGGTACATCTGGTTCCTCAGGATCAAGTGGTTCTTCAGGTTCTTCAGGTAATTCTGGTACGTCAGGATCTTCAGGATCATCAGGTTCATCAGGATCTTCAGGATCATCAGGTGATAGAGGAGGAGTACCTTATCAATTCGATTCACAAGGAACAACAATAACATCTGGTGAAATATTTTTTAATACTGATGAATTAAAAATAAACCAAGTTAGTCAGGCTGGTGTTAATATGACTGATTGGATAGATTCATGGGATGATACAGGAAATAATACAACAGGTAGAGGAATAGTTACTGTACAAGATAAAGATAGTACAGGTGCTGAAATTGCAATATTAAAAATAGTAAGTGCTGGAAGTAAATCAGGTGGTGTTTATACATTCACAATAGATCCTTTAGTAGATACAGATTTTACAAATGGTGATAGTGTTGTTATAGACTTTGTAAATATTGGTAATTCAGGTACTTCAGGATCTTCAGGTTCAAGTGGATCTTCAGGTTCATCTGGTAATTCAGGTACATCAGGTTCAAGTGGATCATCAGGTTCATCAGGATCATCTGGTAACTCAGGTACTTCTGGATCAAGTGGTTCATCTGGTTCATCAGGATCATCAGGTGATGATGGAAACAATGGTACATCAGGTTCTTCAGGATCAAGTGGATCATCAGGAAATTCAGGTACTTCAGGTTCATCAGGATCTTCAGGTTCTTCAGGATCTTCAGGTAATGATGGAAACAATGGTACATCAGGGTCTTCAGGATCAAGTGGATCTTCAGGATCATCAGGTAACGATGGTAATAACGGTACTTCAGGATCAAGTGGTTCATCAGGATCATCAGGATCATCAGGAAACTCAGGTACCTCTGGTTCAAGTGGTAACTCAGGTACATCAGGATCTTCAGGATCTAGTGGATCATCAGGATCTTCAGGTAATTCAGGTACATCTGGTTCCTCAGGATCATCAGGTTCTTCAGGATCGTCAGGAAATTCAGGAACTTCTGGATCTTCAGGTTCAAGTGGAAGTTCGGGATCATCAGGTGATGATGGTAATAATGGTACATCAGGATCTTCAGGATCATCAGGATCAAGTGGATCGTCAGGAAATTCAGGTACATCAGGATCAAGTGGTTCTTCGGGATCTTCAGGATCTTCAGGTAATTCAGGAACTAGTGGTTCAAGTGGTTCAAGTGGTTCATCAGGTAATTCAGGTACATCAGGTAGTGATGGAAATAATGGAGGATTACTTTACGAATTTGAAGCAAATACAAATACAGGAGCATCTCCATCACCTCAAGAATTTAGATTAAATAACAATACAGTTGCAGATATTACTCAAATTGCTATTAGAGATGAAGATGGTACTGGAGGTGATGTTAGAGATTATTTATTATCATGGGATGATAATGGTAATGCAAATAATAGAGGGACAATAATAATAAGAAATATATTACAAGCAAATCAAGAAGATTTTGTAATATTTACTGTTAAAGGTAGTGCTGGAACTGGAGTATCAAACACTATACAATATTCATTAACTTACGTTGAAGGTATTAGACCTACAGCTGGACAAAAATATACAATATTATTTGTACCAACAGGTTTATCAGGCACTTCAGGTTCAAGTGGTTCATCAGGATCTTCAGGTTCATCAGGGAATTCAGGTACATCAGGTTCATCAGGATCATCAGGATCAAGTGGATCTTCAGGTAATTCAGGTACTTCTGGATCAAGTGGTTCTAGTGGATCTTCAGGATCTTCAGGAAATTCAGGTACATCTGGTTCATCAGGAAATTCGGGTACTTCAGGTTCTTCAGGTTCAAGTGGTTCTAGTGGATCTTCAGGTAATTCAGGTACGTCAGGTTCAAGTGGATCTTCAGGTTCATCAGGTGATGACGGTAATAATGGAACGTCAGGTTCTTCAGGATCATCTGGTAACTCAGGTACGTCAGGTAATGATGGTAATAATGGTACATCAGGATCAAGTGGTTCATCAGGTTCGTCAGGTAATTCAGGAACTAGTGGTTCAAGTGGTTCGTCTGGATCTTCAGGATCTTCAGGTAATTCCGGTACATCAGGTTCATCAGGATCATCAGGTTCATCAGGTAATGATGGAAACAATGGAAACAATGGTACATCAGGATCTAGTGGTTCAAGTGGTTCATCAGGAAACTCAGGAACTTCAGGTAACGATGGAAATAACGGAAATAACGGTACTTCAGGATCATCAGGTTCTTCAGGATCATCAGGTAATTCAGGTACATCAGGTAACGATGGTAATAATGGTACTTCAGGATCATCAGGATCATCAGGATCTTCAGGAAATGATGGAAATAATGGAAACAATGGTACATCAGGATCAAGTGGCTCTAGTGGTTCATCAGGTAATGATGGTAACAATGGAAACAGTGGTACTTCAGGTTCTTCAGGATCATCAGGTAATTCAGGTACATCAGGAAATGATGGAAACAATGGAAACAACGGTACATCAGGATCAAGTGGATCTTCAGGTTCTTCAGGATCATCAGGTAATGATGGAAATAATGGAAACAATGGTACTTCAGGATCTTCAGGATCATCAGGATCATCAGGTAATGATGGAAATAACGGAAATAGTGGTACTTCAGGATCAAGTGGATCATCAGGTAACGATGGAAATAATGGAAACAACGGTACATCAGGATCAAGTGGCTCCTCAGGTAATGATGGTAATGATGGAAACAGTGGTACATCAGGTTCATCAGGTTCCTCAGGTAACGATGGTAATGATGGTAATAATGGAAATAATGGTACATCTGGATCATCAGGTAACGATGGTAATAATGGAAATAATGGTACATCTGGATCATCAGGTAACGATGGAAATGATGGAAACAATGGAAACAATGGTACATCAGGTTCCTCAGGTAATGATGGAAATGATGGTAATAATGGAAACAATGGTACTTCAGGATCAAGTGGATCTTCAGGATCATCAGGATCATCAGGTAATGATGGAGCTACAGGACCAATAGGAGGATCAAATACACAAGTTATCTATAATAACGGTGGTTCAGCAGCAGGTTCATCAGATTTAGTATTTGCAAATTCAACAGGTCAATTAACAGCTGAAAGATTAAGAGTAGGATTAGGTGCTGCTACTGTATCTACAGATGGTATGATTAGAGCTGAAAATGATATTATAGCATTCTCATCATCAGATAGAAGATGGAAAGAAAATATTAAATCAATTGAAAATGCTTTAGATAAAGTTTCACAAATAAGTGGTAATACTTTTGATTGGAAAGAACTTACTGATGAAGAAATAAGATCTCAACATAGTAATAAAGGATCTGACGTTGGTGTAATAGCCCAAGAAATAGAAAAAGTTCTACCAGAAATTGTAACTACAAGACCAAATGGGTATAAAGCAGTTCAATACGAAAAAATTGTTGCATTATTAATTGAAGCTATTAAAGAATTAAAAGCTGAAGTTAATGAATTAAAAAAGAAATAGATGGCATTATCAAATTTAGAATTAGGTGATATAGCATTATATATAGTAGGTTCAAAAAATAGATGGGTACCATTAAGATGGTATACAGGTATCGTAGGTGGTTCAAATGTTGTGAGTACTTTTAGTAAATTCTCATTATTAACTAATGTAATAGGTTTTAATCCAGGTATACCTTCAATAACTATAGATGGACCAGATGATGGGAAGATTGAAATGGGGTATTTGAAAGGAATACCATTAGATACTCAAGGAAATCAAACTAGAGGTATAATAAGACATATGATTAGTTCTGGCTGGAGTTTAGGTGAGTATGCTAATATGTTTTTTATTGTATATGGAGGAAATTATAGAGTTATAAATTGGTGTGATAACACAACTATTTATAAAAATGGATCTTCACAAGGAACAGTAACTAATGCAGGAACTGTAACTAATGTAAACTCTTTATCTGTTGGGGATAGAATAGAATGTGATAAACCATTTTCTTTATATTATAATGGACTTCCAGGATTATATGGTGCTTACGCTGGATTTTCAGGATATGGATTTGCTACTAGAAATGATAGAGAGTCAACTACAAATGGTAATAAATTTTATATATTTTGTACAGATTATGAACCAGATGTTACTGGTGGTGCTTTTTTTCAGGTAAGATACACTACTACGTCAAATTCAAATGTAACTTCTACAACAGTAGACTTAGATGATGAATGGAATGCTGCATATGATGAATATAACACAAATATGGTAAGTGGTGGTAGAGCATATTTTGCAGGTTCTAATGTTTTAATGTGCGCTTGGAGAGGTAGATCAACTGGGTCATCATTATATGATTCTGTTCCGATGTATCCTTTAACCCCAGAACCAAAATATGGTTGGTATTCACAAGGTGGGCATATATTAGCTTGTGCTGGACCTTATCAAACTAGAGATGGGTCAACTTCAAATTATCAAGTAAAAACACGTACTGCATCAACTTCAACAACAGAATTTTCACTATCAACAAGTGTAGAAAAATGGGCAAGAAATGACTCTAACACAGGAGCAAATACTGCATCTAAGTTTGCAGGATCACCAGCAGTAACTTTTTCAGACCCAACAGGATCAGAGGGCCAAGGTGCTTTATTTGCAGCTGAATCACAAGGTGATGGTGATGGAACTGAAATGACTCCTCACGTAGGATCAAATGCTGCATCATCATTTCATTGCAACCCAGGAGGAGGTAATTGGCAAGTACATATGAGTTTATTTACAGGAAGCGCAGGAGGAGGAGTAGTTCAAAGATTTAATTCATCAAGAACATTTGTTGAATCATATGCACTTGGTAACTCAACAAATGGTTTTTCTAACACAACATCACATGCATTTGCATCTTGTCGTTTTACTAATTTAAATGCTGGAGATGTTTTTATTACTACACCTGCAAGAGGTGGAGGTCATTCACAATCATTAGCCTGGGCTGATATGGATAGTAGTGATGATGATGAAACATACTTACCTGCAGGAGAAGATATGGATGGATTTTCATTTACTTCATATACTGTGTATTATGATGAAGAAGAATCAAGTTTTTTAGCTACATCTGCTCTTAATGCATGTAATTTAGAAGATAATACTATAACAATGTACAGTCTTTCATCAACATTACAAGCTGGTATGGTTATGTATCTTCAAAATACTGATGTTTTAACTCCATTAAATGTAATAACTGGAGCATCTGCAAGAGCAGAAAATGGATATTTAAAAGTAGTTGATGGAAGAGATTCATACGCTTTAGAATTTGGAGCGTTTTCTAATGGTAGAGTTGAATCTGTTACTGCTTGTATATCAGATAGAAGACTTAAGAAAAATATTACAAAAGTAGGTACGTCACCTTCAGGAATTAACATTTATAGATTTGAATATATTGATTCTAAATTATATGGTGGAGGAGTATTTGAAGGAGTAATGGCACAAGAAGTACCTAAAGCATCTATTTTAGGTAAAAATGGATACTATTCTGTGGATTATACTAAAACAGATGTTACATTTAAAAGAATAGATTATTCTTTAGTAAACTAACATGTACACTTTTTTAGACGACAAGATTTTAGATGAAAATGGTCTTGAAATAATGATGGATTGGGAAACTGATCTAATGCAAGAACATGCTAAAATAGTTACTGAAAATGGAGGTGATATTCTAGAAATAGGGTTTGGAATGGGTATTTGCTCTAATTTTATACAACAAGCAAATATTAATACTCATACTATAATTGAAATTCATGACCAAATTTTTGAAAAGTTATTAAATTGGGCTAAAGATAAGCCTAACGTAATACCAATAAAGGGTGATTGGTTTGATAGTATTCCAAATAAAAAATATGATGGTATTATGTTTGATACTTGGAAGGAAAAAAATGCACATCATTTTTTACCAAATATAGAATCATCATTAAATAAAAAAGGTATAGTTACTTGGTTTAACTCAAGTAATAAAGATGTAGTAGAACATAATTGTAATAATTTAAAATGGGGTACTTTAACAATTAAAGAAATTAATGTAAATCCCCCAAAGGATACACAGTATAAATATTTTAATCAAAAAACATATTATATACCTAAATTAGTATTATAACTATTATATTATTAGAAATTCTCTAATATGTATAACAAAATAAATCGCAATGATTGAAAAAAATAAAGTTTTAGAAAAAGAAGAAATTAGTAAAATTCAGGAGTTAAAAGATAGGTTAAAGAAAATTACAGAAGTTTCAGGTGTTGTAGAAATACAAAATTATAACATACAAATAAAAAAAGAACAATTAAAGTTGAGTTTGCAAGGTTTACAACAAGAAGAAGCTGCTTTAGCTAAAGAGCTAGAGGAGAAATATGGACCAGGAACTATTTCATTAGAAACTGGTGAGTTTTTACCAAGTAAATAGACTTTTGAAGAAATTTAGTATATTTATCATAAAAATAACATAAAATGGCAGAAACATTAATTTCCCCAGGAGTATTAGCAAGAGAAAATGATCAATCTCAAATAACTTCACAACCATTACAGGCAGGGGCTTGTATCGTTGGTCCTACAGTAAAAGGTAAAGTAAACATTCCTAAGTTAGTAACAAGTTACTCGGAATATTTAGCAAACTTTGGTAGTACCTTTCAAAGTGGTTCAGACGAATTCACATATTTTACTTCTATATCAGCATATAATTACTTTAATAATGGTGGTACATCATTAATCGTAAGTAGAGTAGCTTCAGGATCATTTACTCCAGCAACTTCTTCTGCTATTAGAAATGAGGTTGAAAGTGGAATATTACAAGATAACTTTAACATGACTGGATCCGCTACTGGTGGTGAAGGTATTGCTATAACTGGTGGTTCAAATTCAAATATATCACAAACAGCAACATCCGGAGCAGGTTTAGGTGCAACATTTGATTTTACTATAGGTCAATCTTTAGGTAGAATTAATGCTGGTGAAGTATTAGATATTAGTAGTACTACAGGTGGTATAAATAACGCAACCTCAATAGGAACATTTTCAGGTGTAGCTACTACAACAAATGGATCAGGAACAAGCTTAACTGTAGATGTAGTAACAGCAGCACCAACTAATGCAACCTTTACAGCTGCAAGAGCTTTAACACTTCCAGGTGGTGCAGTAACTGCAACTGCAGCAGGAACAACAGCTGCTATAGCAACTTCTTCATCAGGAACAGGAACAGGAGCAACTGTATTAGTAACATCAGACGGTGTTAATATTACAGGAGTTGTAATTTCAGGTGTTGGATCAGGTGGTACTTATGTAGCTAATGACACTCTTACAGTAACAAAAGTAAATATGGATGCTGATGGTAGTATTGGTACTACAGGTGGTAACCTAGATATTACAATTACACAAGCAGATTTAACTACTGAATTAACTTCAGTTACAGCAAATGTAGCAGGAGTAGGATATGCAGCAGGTGATGAAATTACAATTGCAGCTTCACTTATAGGTAGCCCAGGAGCTAACCTAGTAATTACTTTAGCTGCAGCTGACGTAGCATTTGATTTAGAATCATTAACAATAGGAAATGCTGCTGGATCAGGATATGTAGCAGGTGATACAGTTACAATAACTCCTGTAGCTCCAATTGTAGGTGCATCAGCTATAACATTAACACTACAAGATGCAGATATATTAGATGCAGAAGCATTTGTATTAGAAACACTAACTGATGGTATAGTAATGAATAGTGGAGGAGGATCTCCAGTATCAGGATCAAATGGAACTTTAACAGATGGAACATCTGACAATATTAGATGGGAAATTCAAGGTAGAAATGAAGATCAAGGAACATTTAGTGTAGTAATTAGACAAGGTAATGATACAGCAACAGCTAAAAGAGTATTAGAAATATTCCCTAATGTATCATTAGATCCAAAACAATCTAACTATGTAGCTAGAGTAATTGGAGACATGACAAAAACAAGAAGAGGTTCAGGTACAGATTTATATTGTCAAACAACTGGATCTTATGCTAATGCTTCAAGATATGTAAGAGTAAGTGCTGTAAATTATAAAACACCAGATTATTTTGATAATAATGGTGTAGCTAAAACAGCATTTAAATCATACATTCCAGATAATGCAAGTGGATCGTTTGGTGGAGCAGAAGGAAGATTATTCTTAGGAGCAACAGCTAAATATTATAATGAAATAAGTGATACAAATTCTCAAGGATTTGGAACTGATGAAATGCAAAATTATACTGACGCATTTAATTTATTAGCAAATAAGGATGATTATCAATATAATATTATTACAGCTCCAGGTTTATATTATGCAGCTTCAATATATGCAACTCCATTAAATACACTAATTCAAAATACTCAAACAAGAGGAGATGCAATTGCAGTTATTGATTTAGTTAAGTATGGATCAACAGTAACACAAGCAACAACACAAGCTGCTTCAATTGATAATTCTTATGCTGCTGCTTATTGGCCTTGGGTTCAATTAAATGACCCAGATTCAAGACAATTAGTATGGTCAGTACCTTCAGCGTTAATTCCTGGTGTATATGCGTTTAATGACAGAACAAGTGAAGCTTGGTTCGCACCTGCTGGAATTAACAGAGGTGGTTTAAGTACGGTAGTACAAGCAGAAAGAAAATTAACACAAACTAATAGAGATAGTTTATACACAGGTAAAGTTAATCCAATAGCTACATTCCCAGGAAAAGGAGTTGTAGTATTTGGTCAGAAAACATTACAATCTCAAGCATCAGCTTTAGATAGAATCAATGTTAGAAGATTATTAATAGCTTTAAAATCGTTTATTGTACAAATTGCTGATAATTTAGTATTTGAACAAAATACAGCTGCTACAAGAAACAATTTCTTATCACAAGTTAACCCATATTTAGAATCAGTACAACAAAGACAAGGTTTATTTGCCTTTAAAGTACAAATGGATGCAGCTAATAATGGACCAGACGTTGTTGATAGAAACCAAATGGTAGGTGCAATATTTATCCAGCCAACTAGAACTGCTGAATTCATTTACTTAGATTTCAACATTTTACCAACTGGAGCTGAGTTCCCATCATAAGGAATATAAAACATAATATGTATAATAAAATAAAATAAATAATAAAATGGCAGTAGTAAATCCAAACGAAATGTTTTTCACAGCTTTTGAACCAAAAGTTGCTAATAGATTTATAATGTATGTAGATGGTATACCATCATATATGATAAAAGAAGTAGGAGAAATTACTTTAGAGCAAGGTGAAATCATACTAAATCACATTAATACTTATAGAAAAGTAAAAGGTAAAGCTACTTGGGGTGATCTAAACTTTACATTATATGATCCAATTACACCATCAGGTGCTCAAGCAGTAATGGAGTGGGTAAGATTACATCACGAATCTGTAACAGGTAGAGATGGTTACTCTGATTTCTATAAGAAAGACTTAACAATTAATGTATTAGGACCTGTAGGTGATGTAGTATCAGAATGGATTATAAAAGGAGCATTTATTAAAAATGCAACATTTAAAGGATTCAATTGGGATACTGACGCAGAAGCTCAAGATGTTCAGTTAACAGTAGGAATGGATTACTGCGTATTAAATTTCTAAAAAGAAATTACATAAATTTTAAAAATAGCTTGGCTTATGTCAAGCTTTTTTTTATGTTATATATGTATACTCGAATAAAGTTATAATAAATAAAAGATATGAGCGAATCAAAATTTAAATTCCCAACAGAAATAGTTGAATTACCATCTAAAGGATTACTTTATCCTGAGGATAATCCATTATCTAGTGGAAAAGTTGAAATAAAATACATGACTGCTAGAGAAGAGGATATATTAACTAATACTTCTTATATTAGTGATGGTATAGTGCTAGATGAATTATTAAAATCTTTAATAGTATCAAAAGATATTAATTTTAATGATTTAATTATTGGTGATAAAAATGCATTATTAATATCAGCTAGAATATTAGGTTATGGAAGTACTTATAAATTTACGTTAAGAGGAGAAGAAGTTACTGCTGATTTATCTAAATTAGAAAATAAAAAATTAGATGAATCTCAATTCAAACAAGGTAAAAATGAATTTAATTATACTTTTCCACACTCAGGTACTGTAATTACTTATAAGTATTTAAATCATGGAGATGAACAAGCTGTAAATAAAGAGATTCAAGGTTTACAAAAAATTAACCCAAAATCAAACCCTATTATATCTACAAGAATTAAACAGATGATAACGTCAGTTGATGGAAGTGAGGATAAGAAAACAATTAGAGAATTTGTTGATAATTATTTATTAGCAATGGATTCTAGATCATTTCGAAATCACATTAGAGAAACACAACCAGATGTAGATCTAACTGTAAAAGTAGATACAAGTAGCGGTGAGGAGGACGTAGAGATGCCAATAGGCATAAAATTTTTTTGGCCTGACTCCACAATATAGAGTATCTGTATTTACTCAAATTCACGAAATAGTTTTTCACGGTAAAGGTGGTTATGATTGGCATACAATTTATAACATGCCTATTTGGTTACGTAATTTTACATTTCAAAGAATTCAAAGCCATTATGCTGAAGAAGCAGAAGCTGTAAAAAAAGCAAAAAGCGGTAGAAGTAGCGCTAAATCAGTAACTACTGATGGTAAAGTAACAGCTCCTGAATTTTTAAAATCAGCAAAATCTAAACCAAAGTCTAAACCAACTTATACTACTAAAATGTCTAAAAAATAGTTATTTTTGATATTTATAATAAAATTAATCCTTAATGGCTAGATTAAATCTTAAAGAAATTAATGAGCAAATTAGACTAATTCGAAAAGAATTAGGAACTACTTCTAAACAACCTTTTATACAAGGACAGTTAAAAGAAGCAAGAGCAGAGTTAGCTGCATTAAGAAAAGACCTAACAGAAGCAAATAATGACTTATCTTATATGTCATCTTCTTTAAGGGGAGCAATATCTGAACTTACTAAAGGTAATTATGAATTAAGTTTAGCTAAAAAATCATTTAAAGGTTTAGTTAGTATAGCAGATCAATTTAATAATATTCAGGCAAACGGAGTATTTTTAGAAAAACAAAAAATTGAGCAATTAAAACTTCAAAAAGAAGCTCACATTAAAAATTTAGAATATGCTTTACAATTTGGGAATCTATCAGCAGAAGCAAGATCAGAAATTGAGGGACAAGTAAAAGCTTTAAGAAAAAAAAATAATGAATTTGATGTTGCTATTCAAAAAGCTGAAGAATTTCAAGCAGCTGTTCAAGGAGATAAAGGAGTTAAAAGATTTGGATTTTTAAGTGAATTAGCAGGAGCTATTCCTGGTATGAATAAGTTAACAGGTATGTTTGGTGATGCTGCTGATGCAGCTGAAAAAACTGCTATTGCTAATGAAATGAATAAACAGGAGCAGGAAGATATTTTTGCTTTAAAAACTAAACAAAGAGACGCAGATTTAGAAGCTTTACAATCAGGAAAGGGATTAAATAAAGATGTAATAGAAAGGTTAGGTTTAACTGATAAGTTAGTAAGCAAATCAGGTAAACAACTTACAGGTGCGGGTGCTGCTCAAAAAGCAAAAGGTTTAGGTATAGGTGCAGATGATCTTACTCCGATAACAAAAGGAGTTCCAAAAACTATGAGTACCATGATGGCAGGTATAAAGTCATTAGGTCCTGCATTAACTAAAGCTTTAGGTCCAATAGCTCTTATTGCTGAATTTGTAAAAGGTTTATTAGAAGCTGATAAACAAGTTACAGAAATTCAGAAAACTATGATGATGACTAAAGTTGAAGCTCGTAGTTTTAATAGTAATTTACAAACAGCAGCTAAAACAGCAGGAAATGTATCAGTAACAGGAACTAAAGTATTTGAGACATTTATGTCTTTAACTAAAGAAGCAGGATTTGTTGCTAATTTCACCGCAGAAACTTTAGGTTCAGCTGCTAAATTACAAAAAGTATTAGGTGTAAGTGCAAGTGCAACTTCAAATTTAGCTCAAGCAGCAGAAGCAACAGGTACATCTTTAGAAGCTAATTATAAATCTACATTATCAGCTAGTTATGAAATGCAACGACAAGCAGGTACACAGCTTGATATGAAACAAATTCTAGAAGAAACAGGAGCCGTTACGGGTCAAATGAGAGCTAATATGGGGGGTAATACTGTTGAAATAGCTAAAGCAGTTACACAAGCTAAATTATTAGGTACTTCATTAGAAAAAGTAGCAGCAGCTGGAAGACAAATGTTAGATTTTGAATCTTCTATTAATAAAGAAATGGAAGCTGAGTTAATGACTGGTAAACAATTAAACTTAGATAGAGCAAGAGCAGCAGCGTTAGCTGGAGACCAAGAAACAGTAGCTAAAGAATTAGCTAAAAATATGGGAGACTTTACAGAATTCTCTAAAATGAATGTTTTACAACAAGATGCCCTAGCATCAGCTATGGGTATGACATCAGACGAAATGGCTGATATGTTGTTTAAACAACAAGTAATGGGTAGAACAGCTAAAGAATTAAGAGAACAAGGTGAAGATGAATTAGCACAAAAATTGGAAGCTAAATCAGCTCAAGATCAAATGAATGCTGCTATGGATCAATTAAAACAAACATTTGTTCAATTAGGTACAGCTTTAAGTCCTATAGTTCAAGTAATATCATTTGTTGCAGGACTTATAGGAACTATAATAGGTTATACTCAAGATTTACTAGGATTTTTAAACCCATTTGGTGATTCATTTGGAAAAGTTGATTTTGAAAATTCTGCTGGAAACACTGCTTTAGCAAATACTGGAAAAACTATAGGAATAGGAGATGGAGTTATAGACCCTGAGGGAGATGTTATATCAACAGATCCAGCAGATTATTTAATAGCAACTAAAACACCAGGTGAAATGGCTGGTGCAGTAAGTGAAGGTGGAGGAGGAGTTAG